TTTTATTCTTGTACGCTAGTAGTCTGTCCGCATAAGCCTCTATAGCAACGTACACATCTGCATCACCCTTAGCCGCTTCTATAAAGTTGTCCGATGGGAACGTATCATACCTATTAGGCATAGAGTACATGATTCTATCTGGATATGACTTTAATGTTGCATCTGCTTTTGTGTCCCCAGTGCTTTCATCCTTCATGGTCACATTGCATACAAACACTCTATTGTTTGCAACGACTGCATCTTTCCAATGTTCCCCAGAATCACCTAAAGCGTTACTAAATATACTAGAACTAAAACCATTAATAACCTCATAGGTAATAAACCCTAACTCTGTTACGCTAAAATTTGCAGATGCTGTTGCGGTGGGGCAGTTATATGTCGAAGCAACGGTAGCTCCATTATCAAACCACACAGTGTAGTCATCTGAAAGTTTCGTTCTTGCCCCTTTTGTAAGGTCTATATCTAAAAGCATAGTGTATTCAGAATCATCTCCTTGCTTTCGTATATATATTCTACCGCCAGATATTCTTTCATCGTATGGGCCTTTTGCACCTATATTGATAGACAATGATTTAAACTCATCATCCTCTGAAACAGTATGTGTATTTGTGTATGCAAATGGCAAAGATTCTTGATTCCCATCATAGATAAAAGTAGACGCTAGTTCGTAAGTACCAGCTTCTATTAAACCATCTACATCTGTTTCTGTAGCGATTGCTATTTCAAAACCCGCTCCTGCACTATTTGGATAAGTAGATACGGCACCGGCTGTACCTGTAGATGTTGCTAGATCATCTTCTGTAGGCCTTTTAAGGTCGTTATCTTTTGAGAAATAATTCATGTAAGAATTGTCATCAGTAGATGAATTTGCACCATCAAAATGCCTTCTCTGTATCCAGCCATACCATTGAATTTTACAATCATTTTTATCGGCAGTGTCACAGCATCGTATAGAATCTTCTACTTTGTAATATTTAACTTGAGAGGCAATGCTGGTTGCTGAAGAACGCAAAGTAATTGAACTTAATTCCCATACTCCAGAATTTATAGAAAGAGTATCTACCGTATGGTCTGCCGGGCTAGACAAAAGCAATACTTGGTCGCCCATAGAAGCACCCACAAGAGTAGCACCCCAAAAAACTTGAGGAAGTGGGCCACCGCCCGGAGCAGTGCCTTCAACCACAATAGGGATTGCCCTATCAAAAACGATATTACTTCCATTGGTGTCTACAACACGATATATTCCCTGACCGGCTGGGTCTATTGCATTTGACGGAAAGGAACTTGCGGTTAAATGTACCAAGGTTCCAACAGGGAAAGAAGATGCAAGGTTTTGTTGAGTGCCACTAACCTTATACTCTAACTCCTTTAGCACACTGCCATTTGTTCTTGCTATAAACCCAGTTGCAGAACCTTCACTGTCATCATCACCCGCAATGGAACTTGTTTGCGAAATTGTAACTAAGTCTCTTGCGAAGTCTGTTTCAAAGTAACCGAGTCCGTATCCCGGCTGTACTGTAGCCACCCCTGTTGTAAAAGTCAATGTTCCATCTGTTACGCTACCTCCAGTAGTATTGACATCGCTCCCTGCGGGGCCGTCTCCTAATTCAAATGAAGTACTACTTGTTACAGACTTCACAAATGAGTCGGCAGGAATCCCCGTTCCAGAAACGGTCATTCCAAGTACTATTTTCGTATTGGCATCATGTGCAATCGTTGGGTCGTTGTTATAATCACAAGTTGCGTCTGTAAAGGAGGTGGAGTATGCAGAAACCTTATTATTAGTAGAGTCCTTCATACTATAAGCAGGTTGTAAACTGCCATGTATGTTAAACATTACATTTCTAGCAAGGGAAAATTCACTTTCCGATATGTCAGCAACGTCTTTAAGGGTATTTAAACCACCGCTAAAGTCATTGAGTTGATACACCCTTTTGGGCACTACTTACTCCCGAAGACCTTTGAAAAGAAACCCTTTTTCTTCTTCTTACCTTTCTCGGCTAACTTTTTGCCTTTCTTCTTTTTCTTCTTCACATCCTCCGTATTGTAAGCCATTACATTATATGTAGGATGTATTGTTGGTTTGACCTGTGCACTGTCTACCTCAACAAGCATAATCGTTAATAGTATTGATAACATGTTATTTCCCTTTAAAGACACCCTCTAAAACATCTGTTACAACGTCAACTATCTTCTCAAAGAAGATCTGTTCTTTGTCTTCAGACACGAAAGGAATGTCGATTTTTTTGTTAATTGCAGTTGCAATGCTATCTGACATCTCATCTGATGCCAAATGGTTCATTGCTTCTTCTTTCATTTTGTCAGCTTGCTCTTCGGCTAGCTTGACAAGCATTGATTTAATATCCATTTCATTTTCCTCTTTTTATGTTCATTAAAAGCAATACAATGGAGAGCAACGCAACCACTACCTGTAAAAGCTCATGTACCTGTGTTAGCCCTATTGCATAATTACTAAAACTAATTGCCGCTATCTTTAAACTGTCCATTACTTTTTAATCCTTGTATTTCGTCTCTCAACTTAGCCATCTTTTCATTATGCTCTATCTTCATCTCTAAAGCAGTTACTCTCAATTCCATCTGGTACCACCCCCATCCTATTGCACCCAGCAAGCTTATTACATTAAATACAAACTTCATATCTACTTTAATGCCTGCCATTTATTCTACTCAAAGAACCCTTGACCTCTGATATTTGATTATCTAAGTCGTTTATCTCTTTGGTCATAGCATCAAACTTGCGATCAAGTTTATCATCTGATGTATTCCACCTGCCTATTAATTTTATTATCATTCCTTCCATATTTTCCAAGGTCTCACTTTGACCTTTATTTTCTACCTTTAAATTTTCAAGCGTCTCTTGTTGCTTTGCTGATTTGTTTGACAGAGAAACAACAAGATATACAAACATAGCCCCCACTACGCCTATCATTCCCGCTTCGCCATACAATGCCATGAAATCCATTATTTCTTCTTCTTTTTCTTACCCCAACTAAATGGGTTCAGGTTTAATTCTTTTTCGTAAAACGCTACTTTTTCAGCCAACTCTTCTCTTTCTACTTTTTCTTCTGCAATATGTTTACTAAGCAAGTTTTCAATCTGTTGATCCGCAGTAGCAACTTTGTTTTCCAACGCCTTAATTCTACTTTCAATTTGCCAATAGCCATAGACAAGTACTGCAACCAGAACACATCCCTGTGCAAGCCATTTAAGGTTAATGCTAACAATGGCGTTATCATCAAGAACGGTAGCACGATAACTTCTGGCGGTATCAGGTTTGTCACTCACTTAACCTCCCAGCCACAAACTGACCATCCAGAATCACACCCCGTTAATATAAATATAATCAATAGGAATATTATAACTTGTGCTAGTTTCATACTTTCTTTTTACTTTTATCTTCACAGTACCATCCACCATGCGATCGCTGTCTCAACAACTATATCAGCCATAGTATTATAGGCCCATTTTTTCTTACTGCCATACGGCCTCCAGTTCTCAATGTAATACTCAAATACTTCCCATAGCACACCCACAATAAAAACACCCATCACACACCAGAAATCACTCCAATGTAGCCATTGAAATATCTTACACAGAAAAGCACCAGCCGCTAAATGATAGGCTGTCCACCCGTCTAATTGGCCTGTCTCTTTTTGCCACGCTACCAGATCAGTTAATGGGCTTTTCATCTTAGCTCTCCTCTTTAATCTTTCTGTTCTTCTTACCCTCTGTAGGCTATGCATACTGCCGTAGAGTCTGTGTGGTTTACGATTCCGCTAAAGTTACCATATAGTATTTCACCGGGTATAAGGTTTACAAAAGCACTGATATCATCACCGACATTAGAAGTTACTTTAATTTTTAAAAATTCAGTAAGGGCAACAGGTGCACTTTCACCATCCGAATTGTCTTTGCCGAGTGCCTGAATAGCTACCCAAGATCCAGTATCAGGTGTCACTACGGTGGTATTGTGCTCTGCAATCACATCAAATCCATTTTGACCTATCAACAGATTAGCCGCTTCTTTTTGTGTGTATTTATACAAACTCATATTATACCTTTAGATGTTTAGATACTTCTGTATCACCACTCATTTGAGGAACTATTCTTGATAATAATTCCGATTTAGTCTCACTAGAACCATAAGAAATTCCACGCTTGTCATAAAAATCTTGTATTTGTGACTTTGTATTGTCCATTGTGGGATAGTCTGATTGACTTGTAGCGACACCATTTATTACATGATGACCCCCTACAATCAACCTACCATGGCCGTTATCATATTTCTTAGCACATTCATCTACATAAAATTCTTCAATAACTTTAAAACTATTAGACTTTTTAACAACCTCACCATCTACATCTACAAAATATGTATATGACGAAGGATAAGTCAGAGTTTCCTTAGTTCCATCTGGATATGTTTTTACTCTGGTTGCACCGGGCGTTGTATTTCTATGAATCCTAATTCGATAACCCTGACTACTCCTTCTTACAATCATGCTTCTGCTTCAACCTCTTCAGCTTCAGGTTCTAGGGCTTTTTTAAGCTCTGCTAAACCTTTTTGAAACTTCTCTACAAATACCTTTTCACATTCAACTAATTGTTGTCGCATGAAAGCATTTGTATTCAGCTTGTTTTGTACATCCCTTACATGGTCTTGGTTTAATGCAACTTGACCTGCAAGTTCTTTTTGTGAATCAGTCATATCCTCGATGATGTATTCTTCTCCATCAAGATTCAAGACTGGCTTTTCTTTTTGTTCTTTAGCCATTATTGACTCCTTGTTAGTTAGTTAATTATTTTGCTTCTAATGCTTCTACTTTTGCCGTTAATTCTTGTACTGCTTTTACTAAATGAGCAACTATACCAGTAACATTAATAGATTTACCCATATTTTCAGCATCTTCTCCATCTTTAGGCGTGATATAATCTTTTCCATTAACATCATTTGGTAATAGTTTTTCTATTTCTTGAGCAATAAAGCCAGAGTTACTTCCTCTACTTTTTTGTTTCCAATCAAAAGAAACTGGATTCATTTGTTTTACAATACCAAGACCATCACTAATAGATTTAATATTTTCTTTTAATCCAACATCTGATGTATCATTAAAGTCTCCACTAATAGTACCAGCAGGAGCCATTGTCATTCTTATAGTTGGTGTAGCATTGCCATCTTCAGCTACTCCAAATAACATTTCAGTTGGTAAGTCTCCATCACCGGGAGTGCCATCAATTAAACATCTAATTATTGCCGCCTGTTCCCATGAATTGCCATCAGATGCATACCAAGCAAGGTTTCCTAATTGGTCATTATTTTGAACTATTGTATGGCTACCAACAGTAGTGTTTCTACTTTTTCTAAACTGAAAGGTTGCACCTTCAGCGTCAGCAACGTGATTAACTAATAAACCATTTGGTTTACCACCACCACTATTCTGAGCAAATACAAAGTCTTTTCCATATACAGTAGCACCATCACCAGTTGCTCCATCTTCCCCCATATAAACAGCAGTTACAGATGCATTACCAAGTGTTACTGAGTTAGAACCTTGCCCTGTTGCATCATAACCAATTACAGTTTCATTAGTATTTGTTGCCCCACCCGGGTCTGCACCAGAACCGATAATAGTGCATGAATGACCGCTGGTGATTACATCACCAGAAGCATACCCCACACAAGTATTATGGTCGGTACTTGCATTATTACCAGCCGTTAATGATTGATAACCTATGGCAGTATTTGTATTCGCTCCCGCTGGTAGTGCAGTTGCCGCTTGATACCCAACGACTGTATTATAATTTCCTGTAGTGGTAGCATCTAATGCTTGATAACCTACAGCGGTATTCCCAGCCCCAGATGTCAAACTGTTTAGAGCATCTCTACCTACAGCAGTCGAACCTATTGCTCCAGCAGTTAAAGAACCACTCAATGCCGCATGACCTATTGCTGTTAAACTATGTACTGCTACATCACCAAATCCATCTAATGTAAAGTTTCCTACTGATACATTTCCATCTGCCGCATTATTATTTGCTAATAATTGACTTTGGTATCCAACTGCTACATTAGAATGACCTGTAGTCTGAGCTTGCATTGCTTCATAGCCGACTGCAACATTCTGACTACCAGTTGTCAAAGCGTATAATGCACCTTTACCAATACCAATAGCCCCATCAGCATCAGCAGTTACATCTCCATTAGCTACAGCAGATTCTCCGATAGCTATTGCATACCCTACGCTTGTGGATGTTTTTAAAGAATTATTTCCAATCGCTACATTATTATGTCCATCTGTAACAGCATTTGCCGCATACCCGCCTAATGCTGTGTTATTATCACCAGTTGTAAGTGCTTCTAATGAGTGAACGCCAAAAGCAGAATTGTGATTTGAGCCAGTCATCGCACCAGTCATTGTTGAATATCCAACAGCCGTATTTTGGTCTACTCCAGCCCCAGCCCAGTCTCCACTTCCAGAAGATGCTCCAATAAATGTATTATCTTGAGCAGTTGTATCTCCACCAGATTGGCTCATTGTTCCCCATCCAAGACAAGTATTGGCTCTTCCCGTAGTATGCTCATCCATTGAATGATAGCCAATAGCAATATTATATGCTCCAGATGTCAATGCTGTAAGAGCATTACCTCCAATGGCTATTGTACCAGTTTGGTCATTGCTACCACTATCGTCAAAGGCATACGCACCAATAGCTATGTTGTTTGTAAAAGTTGTTGCTGTACTTGCATTTTCAATAGCCGCAAGACCTATCGCAATATTATTGGTATGAGCTCCATTCATATCTTTTAAAGCCGATACACCAACAGCAACATTACCAACTGCTGATGCGTTTGCTTGTGTCACAAGAGCATTCTCACCTACAGCTACATTAGAAGCTCCTGTACAAGCCTTTAATGCCATAGCTCCTAAAGCAGTATTACTATCTCCACAGTTAGCCTCTAAGGCTTCCCATCCGATTGCTGTGTTATTGTCTCCGTCATCACAATTAGCTAATGCATAGTAACCAACTGCCGTACTTCTTTGTCCAGAGGTTAGTGCAGTTCCAGCCCTACTTCCAATCAAAACCGTTCCATCAGCATCTGTTGAATTAATTGCATCTCCAGCCCTTGTACCAATTACAGTACAGCTTGAAACAGCTCCATTTGCAGAATAAAGAGCATCAGTTCCAATCGCAATATTTGCCGCCCCAGTTTGTAGTGTACTTAGAGAATTATACCCAACCGCAATATTTCCATTTGCTGTATCTGCTGAATTATTTGTTAAAGCATCTAATGTTCCATACCCGACTGCAACATTACGTTGTCCAGCGGTTACGGATAACATAGAATTATGTCCTATGCTGGTATTGCTACTTCCAGTTGTGACAGCTTTTAATGAACGGTATCCTACGCCAGTATTGTAATTATGTACATTACCACCAGCACTCGCACCAGATTCATATCCAAGATAGGTATTTTCAGCATTGGTAGTTAAATTATATCCAGAATTAAAACCGATAGCAATGTTGCCAGTTCCAGATGTCAATGAGACTAAAGCTCCTGAGCCGATACCAACCGTGCCGCTTGCGGTACTTGTTAATACACCAGACATAACATTATAACCTAAAGCAACGCAATTACTTACATCATTACTTGCAATGTTTCCACCCATTGAATAATTACCAACTACAACATTCTGGTCGCAGTCATCTGTTGCTTGGTTAAATGCTTGATACCCAAGAACAACATTACCATCAGCGGTTGTCAAGTCGTTTCCTGCTTCGTATCCTATCAATAAATTGGAATTTCCACCACCAGAAATAGCCGCACCTGCTTTATAACCAAAGATGGTATTGCCAGCACCACTATCATTATTACTGAGTGAGATTCGGGAGTTGGAGTCTATTACAAATGGTATTTTTTCAGCACTATCAGAATAACAAGCAAACTGAAGTTTTGTTGGGATTCTTGTACTTGCACTTCCGCTTTGTATTGCGGCTATATATGCACCATCATCAACATTGCCACCAGAATCAACTCCTCTAAATTCTATTAGTCCTAAATAACTTCCATCTGTTGTAGTAGTTAAAGTTCCAACTGTATCATTGTGAGATTTATCAAAATGTAAGGTACTTGTCACGCCAGTAGTATCTGAAAATGTTTTTATTCTCATATTAGTAGCTGTACTTCCACCACTATCTACAAGATTTAAAATAGTGTCTGGAGATGCAGTACCAATCCCGACATTGCCTGAACCATCTATACGCATTGCTTCAGCCATATTGTCACCATCAAAATTTGATGTAGTGCTAAATATTAAAGAGTAGCTTTGGTCACTTCCACCTCTTCTTCCTTTAATTTCTCCAGCAGTATATGTTGTATGGCTGTAAAACCCAATACCAATTTCTTGAGCATATGAGTTTTGTGTATTTTGTAATTTTAATCCCTCAATCGAAGTTTGTCCAGTGTTTTCTATATGTAATGGATTTCCTGTGCTATCATTTCTAATCAATAAACCAGTGGTACCAGTCGCACTTGCGTTTTGATTATAAATCATTACAAGGTCACGAGCAGTTGAATTTGATGAATTAGAATGAAAATATGCCGCCCTACCATCTACCAAAGAGTTTGCACTTGAAACATTTAAACAAGTACCAGAAGTAATTGCAGGAGAGGCTATATGAATCCCGTGCTGTGAAGTAGCCTCTGTATCAATATATATGGCTGGGCTATTAGCATCTTGGTTTACTGAAATAGCATAAGCCGCACCGCTTTGATTTACTGTTAAACCGACAGTTGCGGATGTATTGGTAATTGCCATATCTCCAGTTAATACTTCTGAATATGCCATTGAGCCACCACCATTTACAGTTAAATCACCTGCAATGGTAACATCTCCAGATATTGTACCACCTTTAAGAGATACGTTTAATCTATTGTTTGTAGCATCTAAAGCTGTGTTTAAAGCTTCTTGTGATGTGTGAGAGTATGCGTTTACTGCATCTCCTGAAGAATCAAGGAGTACTTTATTTAGTACTTCTTTTGTTGTATATTTATTAATGTTTGACATAATTTATCCTATATTCCTCCGCCACCGCTTAAAAGCATCTATATTGGTTAAACTAAATTTGGAACCTTAACTACCCTGCTTCCGCCTGTTTTATCTTTTTTCCTTACGCCATATCTCTGTACAGCTTCTTTAAAATTTCTTTCATGTTTATTAGCCATAGCCATAGAAGCTTGTGCAACTCCAGCATCTGATGAAGTTCCAGCTTTATCCATATATAAACATTTTTTAACATAGTCTACCACTGACAACTCTAATGCATTGTCTATATCTAGATTATCCGTAACAGCAGAAACGCTATTTGGCTCTGCGTAATAATGTATTAATATACCATCGGTAACAGCTTCAGATATAGCTTTCCATTGCTTTCTAGAGCTAGTTCTTCCATTTCCACTGGAATCTACTTTAGTTATTAACGCAAGCTTATCTCCTTCAATAAAGTACATAGCTTGATTCTCTGGGTATTTTATATTACTTGCCATAATTAATCCGGTTTATCTACGTTTGTTTCACTTGCTATATCAGCTAGTAATAAATTCTTATCAACTAGTCTTGGTATCTGTATATAGTCACCTTCATTATCCATTACATAAACTCTCAATACTTGATTTGCTTCTAATGCATTACTACTTGAATCAGTAGCTCCATCAGCTAAATCATAATACATTCTATCTGCAACAGTTGTTATCTTAGCATGGGCAACTTTTACTTTATGAGTTCCTATCTCAACCAAGGCATCATTTATTAAATTTAAAATATAATTTTCTGGGGCACTTGGGAAAACTAACCTCACCCTACTTATTAATTCTTTTACGCTTATTGAATGTACTGCCATATTAATTTACTAGCTGTGCTAGTCCTCTATCATAATCTTGTTGTAGTTTTGCCTGTTGTTTTTCATACCAACCATATTCAGTTACATTAACACTTAAGCGTGATTGTATCTCATTTGCATATCCTTGAGCTTCTGATAAATTTGCATTAACTTGTTTTACTCTCATATCTCCAATGCCAACCCACTCTGATAAATGCATCTGTGCCCTAGATAATTCTGCTTGAACAATATTCAAAGCGGAGGATACTAATTCAATATCTTCATTTGCCTGTGCTCCAAATGCGTCTGTAGTTGAAGATGGTTGGTCACTGTTAACAACACTTTCAGCCGCATCTAAAGCCGCTTTTACCCTTGTTAATTGCGAATCGTTTGTAAGAAAAGTAGACTCATCACCAAATACAGATTCAGAATCAGCATTTTCAAATTTCTCAACAGCAGTTCTAGCTTGTAAGACAGCTTCAGTTAGCTTTGATAATGCATTATTTATATCAGTATCACTATGTTTTGTTGTCATTAATTGTTGTAATGCTTTTATACTTGCATATAAAACAACTAAATGCTCTGCTTCATTTGGGAAATTAGCTATAGTACTTACTCCACTAGCGTCAACTGTTGGGAAAACAACATACTGCACTTCTGCGATTTGACCCGCAGTAGGGGTAGGGTAAACTTCTAATGTATTCTCATAAATTGAATAAGCTGGGTCTGTAGCTGTTGCATATTCCATATCTACTACATCGCTTTTTACCACATTTCTTTTGTGCGGTGGTATATATCTGCATGGTCTAAGTACAGCTCCGCTATCACTATCCTCCCTAACCACAGTAAAAATCTTACCGTAAGTATCAGTATTAGATAATGTAGAAGTTGAGTCATTTAAAGTTGTTTTATCTAAACATTTATAAAGCATAGAGTCTGGAAGAGCATTTATAATCTCTTTACAGCCAGCTGTCATAAAATCATCCATAGCATCT